AGCATCCCAAACCGCCACAACGGGCGGCCGTAAGTTTGATGGAGGTAAACTACAATATGGTTTACTTCCACCAGAAGCATTAAAGGCAACAGTAGAAATATTAACCTTTGGTGCTCAGAAGTATGAACCAGGAAATTGGAAAAAAGTACCTGATGCTAAGCGTAGATACTTTGATGCCTTACAACGGCATCTTTGGGCTTGGCAATCTGGAGAACAAAATGACCAAGAAACTGGTAAGAATCACTTAGCACACGCTATGTGCTGCTTGATGTTTTTGTATGAACATGATACAATTGATTTTTTTAATAATGGAGAAAGTGAATGAAACTATCTAATGAAACCTTAACGGTTCTTAAAAACTTTGCCACGATAAACGATGGCATTGAATTCAAACAAGGTACCAAACTGAAAACTGTTTCTTCAAGTAAGACAGTTCTGGCAGAAGCCAATCTTAAAGATGCTTTTACAGATGAATTCTGTGTGGATGATTTGAATGAATTCTTGTCTGTCCATGCATTGTTTGGTGATAAGGCTGAACTGGTATTTGATGAACATAATATCAACTTTCAAAGTGGTCGCAATAAACTAAAGTATCGCAAGACTGCTAAGAATATGATTGTCACACCACCAGAAAAGACTCTTACACTTCCATCAGAAGATGTTAAGTTTACTTTGTCTAATGAAGATTTAGATTCAATTATCAAAACTGCAAAGGTATTATCTTCAACACATATCGCTATACAATCAGAAGGCGATAATATTGAAGTCGTAACTTATAATGCAGAACTCGATACTGCTCACATCAATTCTATGGAAATTGGCGAAGGCAATGGCAAGAAATACAAAGCTGTCTTTAGTATTGATAACATAAAATTGATTCCTGGTTCCTATGAAGTTACTATTTGTTTCAAAGGTCTAAGTCACTTTAAAAATACTAAAGATGACATTCAATACTGGATTGCATCCGAAGCCAAACACTCTAAGTTTGGAGAGTAAATGGATCCTATTGTAATTGATAACTTCTTACCAGAAGCTTATCAAATATCATTCTACAATTTACTTACCGGACCTGTAAGTCCTTTTTCTTGGTTCTTTAATAAGTATTCTGTTAGTGCGGATCCTGAGGCACTCGCAAAACTATTTTATACTGATGAACCAACACAAGAACACGTACAGTTTAACCACAATTTTATAAAAGATAATAAGATTGTAAGTGAAGAGTTCTATAAGAACTTTGCACCATTGGTTGCTTGCTTTGAAACACACACAAACAGCAAAGTTGAATACATTCAACGACTCAAAGCAAACCTTTTAATCAATCAAGAAGGACCAAAACTTCAACCACCACACGTTGATGGTCTTTCAATGGTAGATGGTAAGTATACTTGTCTTGGTAAAAAATCACTACTTTACTATGTAAATAATTCAGATGGTGATACAATATTGTACAATGAAAGATTCAATGGTGAACCTGTTGGTCGTGTTACGGAACAACTAAGGGTGTCACCAAAGAAAGGTCGTGCAATTATTTTTGATTCTAATCAAATACATTCCGGTTCTGCACCTACTAAAAAAGGTTACAGAGTTGTTATCAATTGTATTTTTGGTTAATTTATATTATGAGGTATCGTGATGGAACAGTTATTATGGGTCGAGAAGTATCGGCCGCAAAAAGTGGAAGATTGTATTCTACCGGATTCAATTAAGACCACATTTCAGGAATATGTAAATCGTAAAGAGATACCAAATCTTTTACTATCTGGTTCAGCAGGCGTAGGTAAAACTACAATCGCTAAGGCCTTATGTGAAGAAGTTGGTTGTGATTACATTGTTATTAATGGTTCAGATGAGTCGGGCATTGATGTTCTAAGAACCAAAATCAAAAGTTATGCTTCATCAGTTTCTCTTATGGGTGGCCGTAAAGTTATCATCATTGATGAGGCAGACTATCTAAACCCGAACTCAACTCAGCCTGCTATGCGTGGTGCTATTGAAGAGTTTTCATCTAACTGTTCTTTTATATTCACTTGTAATTACAAGAATAGAATTATTGACCCAATACATTCTCGTTGTTCCGTTATTGACTTCAAAATCAATGGCAGTAAACAAAAGATGGCAGCTGCCTTCTTCAAACGTGTTGAATGGATTTTGGAACAAGAAGGAGTAAAGTATGACAAGCAAGTAGTTGCTGCTGTCATCACAAAACATTTCCCTGATAATCGCCGTGTTATTAATGAACTTCAGCGTTATAGTGTTAGTGGCGTAATTGACAAAGGTATTCTTGCCTCAGTCTCTGATGTGCAACTAGGTGAATTAACCAACGGACTTAAAGAGAAAGACTTTGGTGCAGTTCGTAAATGGGTCACAAACAACTTAGACAATGATCCAGTTAAAGTGTATCGTAAGTTCTATGATGGATTTTATGAGTTACTTAAACCAGATTCAGTTCCACAACTGGTTCTTATTCTTGCCAAATATCAATATCAATCTGCCTTTGTTGCAGACCAAGAAATTAATATGATTGCTTGTCTAACAGAGGTCATGGTAGACTGTGAGTTTAAGTGATGACTATATTCGAAGCACTAGGTCTTGAAGATAACGTATTATCGAGAGTGTGTGACCGTTGTTATACAGAAAAACCACTATCTGAATTTTATAGACACCGTGCTAATTATGATAGTAGGTGCATAGAATGTCTTAAAAAATATCAAACTGAAGTTAAATCATTAAAACAACATCCTTCTACACCACCTAAACCCACTCATTGTGAATGTTGTGGTCGAGAGGATCCAAAAGGTAAAATGGTTGGAACAAGAAAGCAAGTTAGTTTGTGTATGGATCATTCATATGATGCAGAAGGCAAACCTTTCTTCAGAGGATGGATTTGCGTTCAATGTAACTCTGGTATAGGTTATCTTGGTGACAATTTACAATCTGTAAAAAAAGCTATAGAGTATTTGGAAAGGTCAGAGAAAAATGCCAGACCTATTTAAAGAAATTATACCATCTATCTTGCAGACCAAGAAGTCTGTAATAAATGATGAGATTGATGTAAAGGACTATAAACCTTTTTTGGTGAACCGAGCCTTGTCCTATCATATGGATTGTGTACTCTATGCCAATCAAATGAATCTACTTCCCAACCTAGATAAAGACCTACAATATGTCTATTTTCTAAATACTATAAGGTCAATGAAACGGAAATTCCAACCGTGGCAGAAATCAGAGACCGATAAGAATATAGATGCAGTTAAGACATATTTTGGTTATTCTAATGAGAAAGCTAAAGAAGCTTTACAAATTCTAACTGATGAACAAATCGCTGACATAATTATAAAAACAACAAAAGGCGGAGTGAAAAAGTAATGATTTCAATTGTAGATTTAGTTGAGGTTACATTAGGTGAAAAAGATGATTTTCTAAAAGTACGTGAAACACTAACACGTATAGGTGTAGCTTCCAAAAAAGATAAAATACTTTACCAATCATGCCACATATTGCATAAACAAGGTAAGTATTACATAGTACATTTCAAAGAGTTATTTGCATTAGATGGCAAACCCACTGACATTTCTGAAAATGATTTGTCACGTAGAAATGCCATTGCAAAACTATTGGAAGATTGGGGTCTGGTCAAAATTGTAAACAAAAGACAGATTGAAGAACCAGAACCTATCTTTTTATCTCAAATAAAAATACTCTCACATAAAGAAAAAAGTGATTGGAACTTGGTACCAAAATACAACATTGGTAAAAAACCAGGAACCTATTGAAGTTGATATAAATAAATGTGCATCATAAGATGCATTTGACTTGAGGAGTAAGTATGGATTTATTGAAATTGTTCGATGGCTTAGGCTATCTATGGATGATATTCTTTATAATGATATCTGCTGGACTAGCTAAGGAGTATTCTCTTTTTGCCCCAGCCTTTGCTTATATTAAGAATACATTCCGTTCTAATAAGTTTGTTGTAGTTCTTCTAAGTGCAATTGGTGGTATACTTCCAATTGAAGGTAGAGTAACAGTATCAGCAGGTTTGTTGGACACCGTGGCTCCAAAAGATGGCAAAGGCCGTGAGAAGATGGGAATTGTTGACTATCTATCGACACACCACTATTATATGTGGTCACCGTTAGAGAAAACAGTTGTCCTTCCTATTGCAGCATTTAGCTTGACATATGCGACATTTTTAAGTATAATTGCACCATTACTTGTTGTTAGTTTAGCATTTATTTCTTGGTATATTTGGTATCAAGTAAAAGATGAAGAAGTTACAGTTACACCTGGCAACTTTAAACTTAGCGCAGTAATTCGTAATGTATTTCCAATGTTTGTTGCACTTGGTGTTTACATCTATGGAGGCGGAGAACAAAACGTTTTCACAATATTTGGCCTATTAACTTTATACTATGTTTTCATTACACAACAATGGAATTATAAGAAGTTATTAGGTTATATCAATTGGGAAGTTTTAGGTACAGTAGCTGTTGTTATCATATTAGGTAACTTCTTCAAATCTCACAATGCAGATTATATTGAGTACATCAAAGGTTCTGGATTTGATCCACACACTTTGATTGGTATGATTTTAATTTCTGTTGTAGGTTTTGTAGTTAGTTTTCTAATGGGTAGTAGCGGTAAATTTATTGCAATTGCTGTTTTGATGGCTCAAGTTTTCGGACAAGAGTTCTTCATGTGGTTCTTTGCAATTGATTATGCTGGATATCTATTAAGTCCTACACACAAATGTGTTATGGTTGGAAACCGATACTTCGGTACACCACTCAAAACATATTATAAAGCACTAGGCACATGGGCATCTTTATTGCTTCTGACTGCTGGAGTGTTTACATTTTTAATCTAAGGAGTTTTAATGAAAAAATTAGCAATTGCAACTTTGGTTGCATTAAGTTTGTCGGCATATGCTGGTGATAGCGTTACCGTTGAAGGTCAACATATCAATAATGCTGGCGCAGCTGCACAACAACAATATGTTTTAGGCGTTAAGAAAGAAATCAACAATACATTAGCTGGTGATGCATCTATTAGTAATGCACAAACAGAAGGTACAAATGCTTTGAGCACACGACTTGAAGCAGGTTTGACAGTTAATGGTCCTGTTGGCTTGTATACCCGTGCTGCATACGGTGCAAAGTATTCTAACGGTGCGGACTTTAATTACTATTCAATTGAACCAGGTATCGCTGCGGCTGTTCCAGGTGTTGCAGGTTTGACTGCTAAAGTTGGATATCGTTGGCGTTCAGCAGTTGATTCAACTGCCAATAATGACCAAACACATACAATGCGTTATGCTTTGGCCTACGCTGTCAACAAGACAGACACAGTTGCATTGAAGTATGACCGTGTTAACGGTGACAGCAATCAAAAGACTATCGCAATTGCTTATACATTAGGATTCTAATATATAATAAAGGTCCCCGAGATGGGACAAGGTTGGAGGTAACCTTGTAAAAAACCTTCACCAAAGATACGCCTTCGGGGTATCAAATTTTTAACTCGCTTAATAAGGAGAAATCTATGACAAGCACATTATCTCTATTTCCACAATGGGAATCTATTCATAAATCTTTGGATCCTTTTACCGTTGGTTTTGATGACATTCTAAACCAGATGCAAGAAGTTTCTAAAACTGTGACTAAGAACATTCCATCATATCCTCCATACAATATCAAACAAGTCAAAGACAACAAGTATGTCATTGAAATGGCAGTTGCTGGCTTTGCCAAAACTGATATTGAAGTTACTTTGGAAGGTAACAAACTGGTCATCAAAGGCGCAGCCAAAGATGATGAACTACCAGAAAGTTATATCTTCAAAGGTATTGCTGGCCGTAACTTTGAACGTACATTTACATTGGCTGACAAGATTGAAATCAAGGATGCCGAGATTGCAAATGGTATGTTGAAAGTCTGGTTGGAAAATATGGTAAAGGTTCAAGATGCAGTCAAAAAGATTGCCGTGAAATAAAATTCCAACAAAAAGGTAAATAACCTAAGGGGCTCTTGACAGAGCCCTTTCTTTTTTGTATAATGAACTTACTATGATAAAACAATCTTTAAATCCTGTAAAAGTACGTGTAAAATCTTCACTAGAGATTTTCTATACATTCAAACATTGGTCACCAGAAGAAATTGATGGTGTTGTGTTTATTCCTGTGTGTAAATTTCCACCTAGACAAGACTTAACACAACAACTATATAAAATGCGTAAAGATTCTTTGGAGTATATAAAGTGAAAAGTTTGATTGAGTGGTTCAAATATTCTGGTTGTACTATTACGTTGAAGTTGAATCCATATCATTGGCGACTTAAATTTAAATATATGCAAACTAATGAAGCGTGGGAAGTTGACCATCTTTCATTAGAGTTATTACCTATTACCATTCGTATTTGGTTTGATGATGGAAGTTGGTAATGAAACAAAAGTTTATTGATGCCTACATGGATGTAGCAAAGCGTTTTGCTAAGTTATCATCCGCAAGAAGGTTACAAGTTGGCGCTATTATTGTAAAGAATGATAGAATTGTGTCGATTGGATACAATGGTATGCCTTCTGGTTGGGACAACAATTGTGAAGAAGAAATGAAATGGCCAAATGGCTATATCGCACATTTGAAAACAAAACCAGAAGTCATTCACGCTGAAGCCAATGCAATTGCAAAGTTAGCTAAGTCTACCGAATCAGGTGATGGGGCTGTCATGTTTTTGACACACGCACCTTGCATAGATTGTGCAAAGCAAATCTATACTACTGGTATTAGTAAAGTTTATTTTGGTGAACAATACAGAAGTACTGATGGTATAGATTTCCTTCACAAATGTAAAATAGAGGTAGAACAAATATGAACGTATGGGGACAACACTTAATTTTAGATGTTAAAGGTTGTGAACTGGATAAAGCAAGAAATCCAGAATATATCGGTCAATTCACCAAAGATTTGGTTAAATTGATTGACATGGTAGCTTTTGGTGAACCGCAATTAATTCATTTTGGAGACAATACAGATAAAGCTGGTTGGACTGTAATTCAATTAATTACAACTTCAAATATTACTGGTCACTTTCTTGACCATAACGGAGACTTATACCTAGATGTTTTTAGTTGTAAGTCTTTTGAAATAAACACGGTAACCGATGCGGTAGTTAAATATTTCAATCCTGTTAAAATAAGACAAAGGCACCTCTTTAGAGGCGATGAGAACTACTGGAAATAATGTTGTAAAAAAACAACAGTCTGGTTGACAGTTTCATTACAATATAGTATAATCCTATATATTGTTAAGGAGTGTCTATAATGAAATTGAGAATTATCAATTGTCCTGACAAAACCCGCTTTAGTCCTTATATAAAGCGTGCCGCTAACTTTTACGCAAAACAACTGATGAGTCCTAAAATGTTGGATAACATCAGTATTTGTATAAAATTTAACAAGGACATTGATGCTTTTGGTTATGCCTCAGTCGAAGATTACAATGATTGGGGTAAACCAAGAGAATTTGAAATTGAAATGCATCCAGGAATTGGTGCATATGATATTTTAAAAACTCTTGCACATGAGATGGTTCACGTAAAACAATATGTTTACGGTGAAACAAATGAAGCAATGACTCGTTGGAAAGGTCGGCGAGTAGATTCTGAAAAAATAGATTACTGGTCACAACCATGGGAAGTTGAAGCTCACGGTCTAGAAATAGGATTATTTACATTATTTGCAATTGAAGAAAAACTTTGGGATGTATTTAAAGGTATCAGTAATCCTGATGCAGGAATAAAAATGGAAGAACTAGGATGGAAAGATCCTGTATAAATAGAAGTATGACAAAATTTAACAACACATTACCGACAACACCGTGCTATCACAATTGTGATGAATCATGGTCGACCAGGTTTTGTGTAAAGGAAAAGTAACTAAAAGTTCTTTCAAACTCTAAACACAAAACCCTAGACCTAAAAAATCTAGGGTTTTTTATTTTCCGCTGGTGTAGTGGTAGCACAAGAGTCTCCAAAACTCTTAGTTGCGGTTCGATTCCGTAGCGGAATGCCAAATTATTCGGAGTATAGCGCAGTCTGATAGCGCATCTGGTTTGGGACCAGAGGGTCGTAGGTTTGAATCCTACTACTCCGACCAATTTATGTACGTGTGACCCGAATGGCTAGGGAGCGGATTGCAAATCCGTATAATGCAGGTTCAAATCCTGTCACGTACTCCAAACGTGTTGTATTTTTACAACAGACTGGTTGACAAGATATGTGGAATGAGTTATACTCTATCCATAGATTGAGAAATCAGTCATTGTTCTTTAAAATTTATGTGCTCGGTTCATCTAGCGGCCTAGGATAGTGCCCTTTCACGGCATTCACACCGGTTCAAATCCGGTACCGAGTACCATTTGCAAATGGAGAATGAGAAGCATTGGCGACTTCAGGAGACTGTAAATCTTCCACCTTACGGTATACGGGGTTCGATTCCCTGATTCTCCACCAATCCCGTTACTACTTCCGTTAAAGTAGCGTTTGATTAGCGAGAGAGATCCGGTGGCAGAAAACCGTTAGCGAGAGAAAAACTCAGGCTCTGATAGGCAGAATTCTAACTGCACACAGACAACAGAATAAAATGGATGGACAGAGTAACATCTCAAGTAGTGGCGACAATGGAAGGCGTAGACTACACCTAATTTAGGCTTCATAGTATAATGGTTAG